ATTTGTGTAACCTTCTGCATAGTCTTACGTAATATCACAGGATAGTCACCGTCATTCACTTTGAACAAATCGTTTGGATTGTCGCATCCATCAAATAGTGTGTGACAATCATTTTCGAAAAAGTACGATAGTGATTGTAACACCTTTTGGTGAGTCTTGTAATTGATATCTGCTTCTTCAGTTAACAAATCACCAGCCCAAGTGTTAGGTTTCTCAACCAAGTTGGACACGAAAAATAATTCCATGTCTTCCTTGTTTGTATACTTCCTTGACAACTTGTGAAAGTGGTATTTGTCACGCCTATTCTCAAATGCATCAACTGAGATGTTACTCTTACCATTATATTTAAAGTAATCGTAAGATTCTCGGTTGAAGTGCAGTTTTAAAGAATTGAATAACGCAAATGTTTCATAACCAGTCATATGGGTAAACGAGATTTCTTCACTTTCAACATATTCAAATCGGAAGCCAACAATTCAATTTTCGATTTTAAATTCGAATTAATTAATGTTGCGGCGACTTCCGTTTCAAGACCCGTTTCTGCACAATACTCAACTATAGCTTCAAGATGATTGATGTTTCTTTCGGAGACGAATCTATCAATCTCCACAGAAAACGTCTTCATTTCTTCTTTAGTTGGCATTATTTCACAATCGTTTCGTACAACTGTTCAAATTGTTCGTGCGTAGCCACTTCTTCATCATAGTTTTGCTTATGATAAACTTTGACCAAACGTTGAACGACCTGTTTGGGTAATTTCAAATCATCTGAAACTTTTTTCACTGCTTCTTTAATGAAGTCTTTTTCTCCGTCCATTCGTGTCATAGAATTTGAACACTCTTGTACAGCATCCAACAATTTCTTGCGGTCTGCTTCATTAGAGATTTGATTAATGCTAAATTGTTTCACTGCCATAATATACTCCTAAATTATTTCTTTGTTGCTGCCATTGTGATGCAAACCGGATTAGCTCCAGTTTCATATGCACACTTAACAGACAATGGATCAACGCCTTTTGTAATAGCGGCTTCGATGTTTTTGGCCATGTTATTACGGTCGTTTAAATTATACATGAATCCTCCAACGATTGTGGTACACAATACGATTGTTATAGAAACACATATAGTGATAAGGTCTTTGTTCATATTAAATAACTCCTTTTGTTCGGTCAATTTTATCACCTTTGCTTTTGTAGAAAATATGCCTGCCAATTTTAGTCTCCTTTTGTAGTTTTGTCCAATTTGGATTAACATAATCTGCATGATAATATGTCGCACCATTTGTAACATCCTCCATCCGATCAAAATTGATGTACAGGTTAGTTGCTAACTCTCTAATGTCATTATACAACTTTGTACTCTTGATTGTCAACCGTTTTGAGGTAAATAAGGAATCACAATACCAAGAAAATTGGCAAGTGTTACCGGTCTTTTGGGTTACTACATCGCAAATATTACTAGCATAGTTGCCGGTCTGTACACGATTTATAGTGACAAACGCAACAGCCATTTGGCCAGTAACGGGTTCATGTGCCGACTCAAAATATATATTCTCAGCCAGACATGTCACGTGTTTTTGTGCCTCTTTTGATAGAGACTGATAGCTTGCCTTGATTGGCATAATGTTGTGTATATCAACATTGATTGAAGCTACCATTAAAATAATACTTGATAAAAATGCACTTAGAAGCACAATCTTACTTTGCATTTGGTTCCTTTCTGTGTGTGAGATAGGCCGAAGCCTATCTTTCCCTTACGACTTCTTAGTAACCTTGGTAGTAGGTTCAGAAATGTTAGAAACGAAACCATTTAAAGCATGTGCCTTAGTGATGATTTCTTGTTCTGATGGGAATGATGAATATTCTGGCTGATTAGGTAACTGTTGTCCTTGAGTGCGAGCATTCTCGGAAGCTACCTGCCAGTTATTATGTGCAACTTCCCGTTTAGACATATACTCCTGTTCGAGCATGTCTTTAGAAAGTTTTAGAAGTTCGAGACGGATCTCGAATGGTGTCATGTTACTCATATTTTTCTCCTTGTGTGATGAGTGTAGTGTAGTTGGTTATTCTGTTACGAGGAAACCAACTGAAACCCTAGTCAGCGTTTAGGCTGCCAATGCGAACTTTTCATCGTTTGCAGTTATTTTTGTTTTAGTGTTAACGTCAACTCTGACGAGTAGCCAATTTTTGTACTTGTTGCCTTGTCGAAACTAGTCAAGCCCATCATAAGAATTTTGGTTTAGATTATCTGGATGTCCGTGATCCCTTAGTCATCTTCATTATCGCACGGCGCAGACCTAAATTCTTATGGTGGACTTGGGGGGATTCGCACCCCCGTCCAAAACACTTTTCAAAAAATCAGTTTACTACCATTCATTCTGTTGTTGGTAATACAGTTTCTACTATTTCCATGATAACCAATTCAGGAATTTCAGGAATAGTGTGTTCAATACCCAATGTTTTGAGAATATCGATTTCCGGATTAATGAAAACATCATCAGCGGAAAGTTCAGTTACTTTTTCAGAAACAAATGCAATCAATTCTTGTCCTGTTAAACCATCGGGATTAGAAATGTTGGTATAATTCGTTGTTCTGTATTCCACTTTAATTGTAGAATCTTCATTTACTTTGATAAATTGAAAGTCGTTCATTTTATTTTATTGTTGATAATTTGTTATTGATAATTTTCTAATATAGCACCAATATATGGCCGATCACTCATGTATGGACCTTCATTGGCCCAAGTTGTCCATAGGTCTGTAGAACTAGTGTTCACAGTTAACTGTGCGCCCCCACCATTATACCAGTAAGAGTCTGCAGTCATAGTGTTTGTGCCAGTTACTTGGCCACTTGTATATGTGTGAACAGGTATTGGTAATGGATATGGACTATCTCTACCACGTTCACACACAAGTACGTGGATTTTGCCAGCACCAAGAGTTCTCGCATACGATCCTCCTGGAAAACTGTACGGATCAAAATTCAGATATCCTTGGCCATCCTGAAATCTCCATTTACCGGGAATCAAATATGAGTGATTCCACATACCAGTATTTGATGGGTTGCGTGAAGAAGTTATTGAATTACTTGTTACTGTTTTAATCTGTCCTTGATAAGTTTGTGTTATAGCCTGTAAACCAAATCCATTACCAACAAGTGTTGGTTGGTCACCATCACCAACATATTGGAAAGGACCATATTGTTGTAATAAACTACCAGGTGATGCATAAGCTGACATTGTTGGATAATTACCAATATTGCCAACTGAAATACTAACCATAGTGAAAAAGGAACTGGTTATTGGTAACCCACTGTTTGCATATGTCCACGTGTTGGTATAGGAACTATTATACCTACCATTAGGACGATTCTGAGTGAAGAAATCACCAGGATAATATTGCAGGCCTCCTTCATCACCGTATCTAACCAAGTTTGCACGATTGTCCCAGAAATAATTTGCCAAAGCAACAGCGTTAGGTTCAGCAGATGCACCATAGAAATTACTAATGGAAATTGGAAAACCGGGACCGGCCGAAGGAATAGAAACTGCTGAACCGTTTGGAAAACCAACTGTTCCCGAATTTACAAGTCCATACCCTGCGTAGTATTCACTCAAACTAATTGGATTAGAGCCGCCAAATTCTGCTTGAATTTCACTCAAAGATAATGAACCTTGATTGAATGATTTAATAGTCATTTTGTTGTATGTTTAAATGTGATGTACTATTTAGTCAAATCAATCCCATAGGGCTTGATAATACTTTCCAAATAATCTAAAACCATTCTTGTTTCGTTCTTCGTGTGCTCTGTATGCATCCCAATCGCATTTTCGGTCACCTAACTCTACCATTTTTTTGCAATTTTTACCACCGTATTCCGAGTCAGCATCTTGCCATTCAATTTTACTTGTACCAGTCCAATACTTCTCAGACCAATCCTCATTATTCTTGCATTCGAATGCTTGAATCATTTCCTCAAGTACCCAATCCCAACGTTTGAAATGATTGTCATCAATATCATAATCGTTTTCTTTTGCTGGTGCTTCGGTGCTGCGTAAACCAAGGCCTTCTGGTACATCTTCATCATCAACACAAGGAGCACCATGTTTTGTTTTATGTAACTGTTTCAACATTGGCAAAATAATCAATGCAAGGGTATGATCCATTGACCATGTATCGTACTTATCAATACGAATTTTCACTTTGCGTTTTTTATGACTTTCTACCCAAACGCAGACTTTTTGTAACCACGTATCTTTGCCATCTGGTCCAGCCAGCCACCCGCCAATTTCAAAACGTTTATCTTTTGATAACCAGAAAAATAGTTTATCTGCTATCTGATAAGGACCAATCCAATCTCTGTAAGGACCAATATATATTTTCATCTTTTATCCCAGTAATTTTGTATGTATGTATTTAAACTGTTAATATAATTCGATTTGTCTTTAATAAAAATTTGTGGTACTTCTTCTTCGGTTGCAATAGCTACCACAATCTTATTTATAGTTTTACCTGTAATTTCTTCAAACATTAGTGCATATGCGGTACATTGCATAAAGTAATTTTGAATCTTGTCTTCACTCTTTTCACGTGTAGAGGATTTGAAGTCAATAACTGATAGTTCATTATCCCACTCAGCAATTAAGTCCACACGACCTGCCATTCTTAGCTGGTGACTATATAACGCCTGTTCAAGACAATAGATATTATCCACAAACTCATCCAACTTCGGCCGCAATTGCTTAAACATCATTTTGTCTAATGGCATCATTGATGCTACTTTTTTAGGTGACAATTCACCCAATAAATAAGTTTCACATAAACTGTGCAATTTAGTACCACGATTTGAAGCACGTGTAGCAATCTTATTTGCTTCTTCCGCACCGACACGCTGGCGCCATTCCATAATGGCCTTCTTATTGTAATCTGCCAAAACAGTAGTCACCGATGGGTACATTTCACCACTCGGTGTATTGTATCTTCTGCCAGCATCTGTAGTAACAGCTTTTAAGTCAAAATCCAACTCAGGTAATTTTATAAATTTAAATGGCATCAAGCTTTTATTTTCTTTGTAATTTTATCAACGTGTTTCTTAACAATTTGTTCAGTTTGCACCTGTTTAATAGACTTCTTACCATATCTTTCACCAACGGTGCTAGTAGGATGCGCTTCTGCAACCTTAGATAATACTTCTTTGAAGCCATCAGGTGTTTTCTGGTCTAATGTTCCCCCAGAATGTGATACGATTGCCGGAGCAGTCATAACAGTTTGAAGATGTTTATTGTCATTCAAATAATCTTCACGAGCAGCAATGCTCATAAATGAATCAAATTGTTCACCAGTTTCGGTGTTTAAAAAGCTATACGTTGGCATACCACTCCGGAATATTTCGTTTTTTCCAAGACGCTAAATGTGCCTTGTTCTTTATATAGTAATTTTTATAGGATGCCAAAGAATCACCAGCAATTTTCACTTCGTCAGGCATTGCAGGTGTTGGTTCAGTAAAATTTGCAAACGCAGAAATGTTATTTGGTGGATACATCAATTCTTCTTCAAGGCCATCACGCTCAACTTTATGTATTTTGCCATACCGATAAGTATATTCTAAACATAACGCTGTCAATAATTTAGATAACCAAACATAATTGGAATACGACTGTCTCACCCAAATTGCTGATGGATGATTGATATGAGTAGCAGAATAAAGAGCAGATTCACGGCTATCAGGAAGTACATATGTAATACGTTTTCGACCAGTTTTACTGACGCCAACAGATTGAGTACCATCAAGCACACGATGAGCAGTAGAAAGTAGTTGAGCATATTCGAGAATCATTTTCACACAATGTTTATCATTATGCATCTCCGCACACTTTACAACATCATTATCGAGATAAAAAATATTCATATAAAGCTAAAGCAATTGCATAAAGAAAAGAACCATTGATTAAAACCACGGCACATACAAATGCCGTGGATTGAATGTCGTTACGCAAGTCTTCTATAAAATCAATCAGTCTGTTCGACAGTTTCATTTACTTCAACTTCTTCGGCAACAGGTTCAACAATGGTTGGCATTGGTGTAGCACCAGTCTGAGCAACCAGTTTGGCTGTAGAAGGTTTTTTAACCTTTTGACCAGGAACCCATGTTGACTCGGCAATACCAATTGTGGTCAAGTAAGCTTTAACTTCTTTGACATTAATCAACTGATAGCCAACAACTTGGCGGCCATCTTTAATCGCACGAACTGTGCCATTGGCAATTGTCTTAATGTGCCAAATGTATGTTGACAATCGGTACATATAGATTTCAGAACCAAGTTGGGCATCAATTTCATCTTTAGTCACAGGTTCGCCTGAGACCATCAATGTCAAAAGTTTTTCGAAAGGTTTTAGTTTTACAGTTTTGGACATAATATATTCCTTAGTTTCAATAGTTTAATTATACACTTTGAGGCGAATTTGTCAAGCGGCATCGCCATGTTTGCCGTTAAATTGTTGCCTTTGAGCAACAAAAATCTTTAAAGTCTTGCCATGTGCCAGAGAAAATCACTTCACCTGGATTTTGAACTACCACTTTATCCTCGAAAACGTGATACTCATATTCTTGGCAGCAATCGGTATCGGTAACAGCATGAATATAAAAACCACCAACGGTATGTTTAAAATAGGCAATCAATTGAGCTGCAAGGCAACCCATACCATTAAATTGTATTGTTTTTGTATCAGAGTAACCATTAACCATTTTACCTGAAATCAAAAAATCAGCCAATTCTTGGCCATGACCTTCCAGATAACCATCATATTGACGGTACATATTGATAATAGGTTTGTCACCATCGTAAACAAAAGTCAAACTACGTGTTCCCATTTTAATATTCCTCAATAGGGTTTGTTTCAATCATAATGTGACCAAACTGAATCACACCATCCCAATCTTTTGTACCACGGCCACCACAGGTGACAAAT